GTGTGTCACCCATCAGATTACGAACATGCTTTTGCAAATCCTTTACTAACTGTTCTCGTTCTTCTTCATACTCTTGTTTTACACTATCAAGTGCATCCTTGTCAACAGTAAATCCTGTTTGATATATGCGTGACAGCGAGACACAAACCTGATTGGTCAGGGTAACTGTATCATACAATCTACTGTCTGTGGTATTTAGTCTGTACATCAGCTTGTCACATAGTTCTTGTGTAGCATGAAGGTCAGCAGACAGGTACTTAGTCAACTCATTGTAAGGTATGTCACGTGTGCTGTACCCTTTAGCAAAGTATTCTTTTAGTGTACCCTCCTTCTGCGTTTCTAATTCGTATCGTTCTGCACAAGCCTCAAGAGACAGAGGTTTTTTCTGACCACGCTGCAGTACATACTCAGCAAGCATCGTATCAAATACAGGGCCATCATATGTGAAGCCTGACTCCCACAACCACAGTAAATCGTGCGCTGCATTGTGCATAATTAATATAGTGGCCTCATCTAAAAACCACTGCACACGCTCATGGTAATCCGCTTGATTAGGCTCATCCGCATGGTCAAACGGAAAATGTCTTTCTACCCCTTGGTCAGTTAAAACACCAACCATAGTCAGTGAGTTTTCAGGTTCAAATGGGTCAAGGTGTATCTTACCCTCACGTTTAGTGACGGTGTTTTCTACATCTAATACTAATTTCATTATGCTTCGTACCTCGCTGTTTTATATTCTAGTTCACAGTGTACCACACCGTGCCATCCTGTCAACTTATTTTTTACAACATTGAGATGACGTTGTGAGTCCTCTTCTTGCTCCGTTCCATTTTCATTTGTTTTGATAGGATTCTTTGCTATCAAAATCATAAGGTCAGCCTCTGCTGCCTTGCCTGTGCGTGAACCTTCCATCATAGATTGATTGAGAAGTATTTTTCCTTCTGCATCTGCCGATAGCTGTGACATGTAGAAGACTGCACACTCATGCTCTTTTGCAATCTGACGGGCATGAACAGCATTAGCTTTCAGTGCCTCATCCTGTCTGGCATACCCACCCTTAGCAAACTTATCGCCCATGTCAAGCAGAACAATGTCTGGCTTGTATGTCTTACAGATGGACTCCACCCATGCCATGTCACGACCAGTGGCATCCTTAATCTTGATGCGCTCTTTGACAGGTGCATAGAGGTCACGTGCTTTACTTGGGTCACGTTTAATCTCTTGCATGGTCATGCCTGTAGCGGCTGTTAAATATCTTGCACCTACACGGTGATATCCCTCTTCGTTACATAAGATAATACAGTTTGCACCCTGATGTGCAAATCCACCGGGGCTGGCAATCAGGCTGGCATGAAAGGATGTCTTGCCAGTGTTTGGTCTCGCACCAATCTCAATCAGGTGTCCAGCATTTACCCCCTCCACCTTACGTGTAAGAGGTGGTATGTTGAATGTCCAACGTGCCTCAAGGTCAGCTTTAGATATTAGTGTGTCAAGGTCAATGTCATCCCACTCAACACGTAGGTCAGGTGTAAAGTCATCACTGTATTGCTCAAGCAGATTACGTAGCGGCTCAAGTGTAGCCTTGTCACCATTGACATAATCAAAGCCAAGATTAGCAATGTCTTCTCCAACTACCTGCTGAAACAACTTAGATAATACCTCACCTGCAATGTCACCACCTAATGGTGTCTCCTTCTTGATTTTATGAAAGAGGGCAGAGTAGGCTTGCTTCTGTGCCGTAGTCAGCGTTGGGTTGTTAGACATAAACAATGCTTCAACTTCATCAGGTGTTACGGTACGCTCGTAACGCTGCATAGCAGTGTCAACTGTCTGCTTTATCTTGCGTACATCTTTACTAAAGAGTCTATCTGGACAACGTGCGCCACGATGGTCATCGTAGAACTCCTTGTTCATTAAACTTCTAACTAGCGATAATTCCATTTAGTTCATCTCCTATATCAATTAGATTGTCCATGTCTACTTTGTTACGATACTTTAGGTCATCTGTCAAGCGTAACACCCTGACGTTAGATACGTGACCTCTTAATTCTTTTGCAAACGCCAGTGTCTTTGGTAGGGCATCTGGGTCTAGTGCAATGATTGCTGTTGAGAACTGTGAAAGATACCTCTTGTGTCCTTCTGATAATGATGTGCCTAACACGGCTACCCCGACAAAATCATCATCACCTACAACTGCGGCACTCACACAGTCCTCAACAACTACAGCTACCTTACCACGACCAAAGGAATAAGGCAAGCTGCTTTTACCGTACCGCTTCCATTTAGGAAGTCTTTTCTGTACGGCACGTCCTGCTGCGTCAACAACCAAACCGTCATGCAGGACAGGGAATACAACACGGTCTTCTTTGACATCATACATCAACCCGTGTGTATCAAAATCTAAACCCCACGTAGCACAGAACCTATTTGTCTGATAGTTAGTATGGTTATGTACTACGTATGGCGGCATTACAAACTTTTCATCTACAAAACTTTCAACATCTCTCATACTGGCACGAATATCATCTGTTGTCAACTGTACACGTGTGCCGCCCTTAACACCACAAGATGCTTTGTAACAATTCCATACAAGAGAACCCATGTTATTGGTCACTGTAAATGTTTTGTAACCATTACAACTAGGACAATTCATTCTCTTTGTATGTCCATTAGGTATGTCTATATCACTTATAGTGTTATATATATTATTCATGTATTAATCACTTTCCTTTGCGGCACTTGCTGTACTTGTACCATGATTTTTACGTTGTGTCAATGCATAATCAGCACTTGTCAGTGTATTTTTTAGATAAGGTGTGACAGATTGTGCATTAGCATGTCCTGTAACCGACATTATCTGTCCAATACCGACACCCGCATCAACCATTTCTGTTGTACCAGTTCTACGTAGGTCAGATAAGCGTAGTTCCTTTGGCAACCCGGCCTCATCCATAATCTCACGTGCATATAACGGTAGTTTTGTCAGTGAGTACGGTTGGTATACACCATGTATGGGTCTAGGTCTAGGTGCTACATACTCCTGAAAACCAAAGTCTTCATTTTGTTGTACAAGCATAGCGTGTAACTCGTCACTAATAGGCAAAAATACCTCTGCCCTGCGCTTAGATTGCTCTATATGTGCTGTCTGGTCAACTAAGTTTACATTATCCCATGTAAGCATACGCATATCACCCAGACGTTGACACCATTCATAGGCCATCTGTGCAATCAATCCTATGTTACGCCACCTAAAATCGCTGTAGGCTACGTCTAAGAACTTTTGCACCTCTTCCCTACCCCAAACTATCTTACGCTTCTCAGCGGCCCGTTTACGGACGATAGCGAAAGGATTGACCATGCATAGTTCCTCACGCACACCGTGATTGAACACGATGCGAGTGACAGAAATGGTGTGATTAGCAAGGTGTATGCCACGTTCACACCATTCGTTGTATGCAGTTTTTGCTATACGTGTTGTAATTTTGTCACACTCAAAGCGGCAAAGGGGTTTACCCTCTGCCTCAGTTGAGAGTAGCACATTTAGAAAATACTTATACTGCGCTTTAGTTTCATCACGTAACTGTTTGAAATCAAAGGAAGAAGTATAATCATGTACTAGCTTTTGAAGTTTCATTACGCTGCCACCAGATTTTGAAACAGTGAACTGTCAACCCATTGTGCAACTTTATTCTCTCTGTTGAACATGGTAACTGCTTCTGTATCGTGTCCTGTGTTACGTATTGAGAAACCATTACGCTCATCTGCGTATGTAGCATAGTTTGTAAAGGCTGAGTACAGTGCGAACTTGTTACGTCCACGTATGCCAACCTCTTGATTGTACAAGGTAAACATTTTATCTGCGGCACGGTCAGACTTCATTAGCTTTTCCAAGAAAGCCCGGACATCTACTGTCATAAGGCTTGTCTCTGCCCAGCGTTGTAGCTGTTCAGTCTGCCTGTAGAAATCCTGACGTGAGTTACGCAGGTCACTAATGAATCTGTCCATAGTAAAATTGGATGTATTCTTTCTACGCACTTTGTCATGCTCACCTCGTATCATGCCGTTTGTGCAGAAGAAATCAATAGCCCCAAAGAATACTTGATTAGAGCAACTACCGTCAATACCATGTAGTGCAATGATACGTTGAGATACTACAGTCTCATGTCTATCTGTCGTAATCTTAGCTATGGTGTTAGGTAATTGGATGTCCATCAATGCCCACGCATTCTGCCTTGCACGTTTCCATGACACTTTAGCATCCTGCAGTTCCCAACTAGATAGCGTCTCAGTCATAGTGTCTTGTACACCATGAAAGAAATCTTTGTGTGAGGCACAGTTGAATGTGTCACCTACAACACCAATATATTCTCCGGTATCACCGTTGATAACATACTTTTTGTCACGCACCTTGGTTGGTTCAAAGTACACATCAAACCCAAGTTTTTCAGGCACTTGGTTCATAAGGTTGTTTACATAATCTAATGGCATATCTATTCTCCTTTCGTTGCCGTTAACTGATACTATCATATATAGCAAAACAAACACAGATTGTCAAGTAAATATATACATATTCTACTAAAGCCATGTTAATATTACCGCCCATATAATTACTTCTATAATCTCAATCATCTGTACACTCCTTTTTACCTGCACAATCTGTGGGATAGCATTGAATTAATACTTTGTAATATTCATTGTTACTTTCATGACTCCACATCTCTTCGTGTGCAAAAAACTCACATTGCTCTTGATTAAAGGTGTGTCTAAAAATAGATTGATTGCCAATAAACTCCCACTCCACACCTGTATGTCCCCACATACTTATGACTAGGGCAAACTCTTTCATCCCATTATCCTTTCTATGATACCGACTATGGCTGCATAAAACATATAACCAAACGCAGACCAGATTACAATGAACCCGACAATGCTGGTGTCACAGTAGCCATAGTCATCTTTTAATCCTAGCTTTCTCAATAGTTTATCCATCGTTACTCTCTCTTAACAATTCCATTACGTCACGGGTAGCGTGTTCTATTAAGTCAAAGACTTCTTCAAAATCCCAGTGTTCAAACGGATGCCATGCGTAATCAGAAAAGAACTTCTTTAACTTTTCATCAGACCAACTTGACCAATCATCTGGCAGATGCTCTGTTAAAAAATTACCAGACATTTTAGCAAATACTTTGTCTCTATTCATTATCTTCTTTCTCCTTTAGTTTTCTCTTGCCATCCTGCCACCACTGAATACGTGCCTTGATAGCTTCTTCTTCACAAGGGCCACAGGTATGCGTCAGTCTACCACGTTCATCGTATGTGCAGTCTTCGCACTTACTCATGCTCTCCACCTGCACCCCGGCCTAGTCCACCGAAATACTGCGGCCTACGCTTGGCTGTCTCAAACACACCTGCTGTGATAAACACACCAGCTATCAGCAATGCATGGATAGCGGCACTGATACCAAAGGCAACAATGCTACCCAGATACATACTGAATATGATGCACCACATCCATGCCAGCACTTGCATAATCATGTGCCGTGTGTTCATGTCTGGTATGTTACGCAACGGGTTGTGTTTACTGTCCATAATTAGTTTGTATAAGTTAGTCATCCTGTTTCTCCTCTGTCAATGTCCAGCTATGGCGGCAGTTAGTCTCCCAGTTATCGCCAATCCAATCACACTCATAAACATCAACCCAGACTTTGCCATCCACAAAGTGCATACACAGGTCAAACATTCTGTCGCTGTCCTTAAACTGGATGCCGTCATAGTGCATCTCCTCGTACTCTTCACCTGCAAACGCAGACTCGTCTGTATAACGGCCTGTGTTTGGGTCTACGTCTTTAGGTAGCCAGTTGGCTATCCAATCGGGGTACGCCTCTGTCTCGTAGTGATGTATTAACTGGGCTTTTTCATGATCAGATAACACAAGAGGAAAACCACTGTCATAATTGTCCTTCATCGTCTCTCTCCTTACGCTTTATCTCATTGTTACACACATAACATACCAGCTTGTGTGCATACAGCAACCACTCCACAGGTATGTACATCACATTTTTGCAATGCTCACAGGTATGTTTAGTCATTTGTCTCTCCATCCTATGTATAGCATTATAAGTATGCCTGTTATATATGTCAACACTAACGCCTGATTAAATATCTCTGCACCTGTCATCATCATCATTCTCCTCATCAACCAAAAAATGCACGACAAAAAGACCTTCTGCGTCTCTGCCGTATTCTGCATATATTTTGTTTTTCTCTATAAAACTTGTTACGAGTTGCTCAACTTTAGAGCGAGGCAGTATTTTATATTCACTCATCAGTTGTTTTGCCATCATCATTCTCCTGTTCAAATAATTCATGCGGTATTCTGTCCCATTCATTCCGACTCATGCGGAACTTGATAAGTTCAATGGGTATGCAAACTCGCACCCACTTTCTACCTACCACAGCCCACACAAGTCGAGTGCCAGAACGAGGCCACTTAACATTGTACAAGTCTACCCTGTACAGTTCTGCATTTTGCCAAGTGGCCTCTGTTGGTTTAGGTGTTTTCATTCTTTTTTGTCATGCTGTCGAGATGCTCTTTGATTTTCTCAACGTGCATCCACGCCTCCTGAAAATGCCACTTGTGCTTACGCACCTGTTTCATGTCCAGTGTCTTGCGCTTTTCTATCTTTCTCTCTGAGTTTATTGCGGTCATGCTTTTCCTTTCTCTTTTTGTTTGGCACTACTTGTGTGCGTCTCCTTGAGGATAACATAGCCTTGGCGACTGGATTAACCTTTGAGAACTGCACGGATACCTGCCCCCACTATTAGCACACCGAATGTGTATGCTACTAGCGGCACTATACCTGCTGACCAATAGATATCATGACCAGATAAATATGTCAACACACTGCCTAAAGTCAGGCATGTTAAAGTTAAAAATTTTGGCATCATCATTTTACTTTCTCCTGTAAAAATTTAGTTAGACCCTCCGCATCCAGAAAAGATACCGGGTCTTCATCCCCATCTATCCAGACTTCACAGAACTTGCCCTTTGTTTGACCTAGCGTTCCATGTTGTACAATAGACACCCGCCTACCATCCTTTGTGGTCAGTAGTATTTGATTGTAGTCAATCAATGCCTCAATGCTTTCTTTGTTCATGCTTTTCTCCAGCTATAACAATCCCTTCATATAATCTAATTCACTTTCATATTCAATAACTCTTGACCAATCATCATCTGTCAATTTTTCTATCTGTTCTTCAGATAAGAATATGTGTATTTCGTATAAGTCTACAATATCCCCGTTTGGATATCTCTCTAAATTATTAAACTGATTATTTGTATATGTATTGTTTATCTTCATGGATTATTCTCCTATCCAATTTTTAGCTGCATTAATTATTCTCTGTGTATATTGTATAGCATACCCAGTGCCAGCTTGCAAGTCCTCTTTTGATATGAGGTGTTTATGCATATGCTCCACACTATCCCAGTTATCCAATAGACGCTTGGCTAGTCTGTCAAAATCCTCATCTGTCAATACCTGCCTGTCCTCTTTGTAGTACAGATAGCTAGACATCAGATAAAATGGCACTAGCCTGTTGATATGTAATGTTTCTATATTCATTTACTTAATATCCCGCATCCTGTTTGAAGTTTTCATATAAATCACGCCACGCCTGTTGAATTGCGTCATCAAAAACGTGTTGCCTATCCATAACATAATCAGCAAATTCTTTTTGTTCTGACCTTTCCATGTATGGATTGACCCTATATCTACACTCTTGGCGTAGGTTTTCTAATGCATTATCCATCTGCAATTCTCCTGTTATTTAATCCCATGCATCCTGCGCCATGCTACCCATGTCACGGCTTGCAATTCGTAAGACTTTGGCCTCTTGTTTTGGTAGCGCAGTCTTTTGGTAGCCTCTAAATATGCCTCTTGTAATTCTGCATATTCTTTGACACCTATGCTAGTCTTAGCGTCTGTAAGGTTTACCCGTTCTGCATAGGCTATGTTTCTTGCGTGTCCGTCTATGGTGCAAGTGTCCTCACCCATAATGTTTTCATAGAAACAGGTAATCTTTTTGCCTGATAATAACACTTTGACGGTATCATAATCCGGCATTGCATCTAATATGCCCCACGCTTTCTGTTTCATTTTGTGATATGTAGACACTTTGAAACTGTCTATATCATCCCCGTTCAAATATGCCGCTAGCATATCCCTTGCATTGCGGATATTTATATCCCATTTATTGTTTGGCGATAATGCCGCCACTACACCAGCACATATATGAACTGGCATATCATAGTCAATAGCCATCTGCTGACACTCTTTGTGAGCGTCCAGATACCACACGATGCCATCACGCTTTTCTTGTGGCGTGGATAGCTTCCAGATGGATATGATGTTTGAAATCATCTCATCCATAGATAGTTTAGTAGCCATAACTGGCCTCCTTTGGTCGTTGTTATATACACAAGGCACAACCCACTATATGTGGATTGCACCTGTAGTGTCAAGCGGTTTTGCGTCCAGATGGCTGATTAGCCAGTTGGATAATAGAATCCACTTTGAAAACACCCATGTCGATTTCATGGGGACGCTTCGACAAGTCCTTGTCTACAGCAGTTAGTAACAAGTCAAAAGTACAAATAGAGTGAGACAATATACGCCCACCAAAATCTGCTTTTAGCTTACGTGCGGCTTCACGGCTTGCCTTGTATAACCTAGTTTTAGACAAGTCTTGTTTCATAACTTTGTTATACTTTTTAGCTACCCGTGAAAACTTGCGCTGGTTAGCCTCAGACAAATTCTGTCCAGTTAAACCTGTTGACTGTTTCCAATAAGACACTGTGAAAGATACATTAGCCATCTATAAATCTCCTGTTTGGTTGTTGGCTGTTATAGGCAGATTATGCCTTGTGTATACAACAATGTCAAGAGGGGCAGTGCTTAACTGTCAAAAGACTAGCGCAATCGCCCCTCTTGTATGTTTAAACCCACGCAAGCACCATGTCTGGATTAGATGTGTTCAATCAGCGAAAAATGCCAAGTCATTAGTCGGGCCTCAATCCCAAGTCTAAACATTACTTGCGTTCCATTTGTAGATTAGATGTGGCTTGCGTGTACCGTCTTACAGTCACATGGGCAAGACAACAAACAAAACTTGCCCCGTCATTTATCGCCCATCTCACATTGACCACCCGTGGTTTTCTGGTCGCACCTGTCCTGTCATATGTACACCCCACTTGGTGATGCACACGGTTTCAGGCTGGTTTACGCCCTCGCACTATCCCACGTAGCCCGCCCTATAGTCTGGCATGGTGGATGTTCGCCCAGCTAGACGGATTTCTCCCGTCATGATTGCCTAGTATTGTCAAAAGGTCTGCACCTTGCGGATTTAAAGGTATCCCGTAACCTTTGTTAGTCGTGGGTGTTTAGTCATCTGCTAAGAATAGGTACACCCAAACCTTTCTTCGCATAGCTTGTTTTCTTAGATTACAAGCACTCTTTGGTCTTAAATGGACTAGCAAGGTTACTCGTGGTGCTTATGCGCTTTCTTTTGTCCGTATCAAGCTTTGTCTGATTTACAGTGCGTTCACTTGATGATTACATTAGAGCATAAAAGAAAAGAGAAAAAAAGCATTATTTTTATCTTATTGTTTTTATTCAATATTTTTTTACAAAGCATATGGTGTTCTGTTTTAGTTTCTAGTTCGTTCCTGTTTCGTTCTGATATATTGTAGTAGCTGGGCAGATAATAAGAACAAAACAAGAACGCTTTACGTGTATATAATATGGTGTCGATAGGTAGGGGTAGTGTGTGCTAAAATTATGCACCGTTACTTATAAAGTTAGTCTGTGCTAACTTTCTTAACCTTCTTTATGCTACAGCTTGTGGAAATTCATATGGTATCAGTTGACGGTTTAAAGCTATTTGTTTGTTTTAATTGCTTTTTTATTTTGATTTATGCTGATTTTTGGCAGTTTCGGGCGCAAAATAAAAAAATGGTGTCGTCGCAACGGCTTGGCAGGATGCCACCCCCCACCGTATCGTTACGTATACACATAAATACACAGATTAGGAAAATTAAGTGTTAACCACAACGGTAACTGTCACTCTTATAGATAGCTAGTTGCACAAATAATGTGCAGAATAGGAGGGGGGTGTGTGAACTATGCAACACTATCTAAACAAAAAGATGTTAAATACAGAAATAAGGACTTGACAGTTAGGTGCATTTTGAGTATAATTATAGTATAACTAAATAACACTTAAAGTGTATCACTTAAAACTACTTAATATTATCTTGTTAAATACACTTAAATGAACATTTTAAGTGAACCTAAAGCATGTTATTCTACGTGTTTATAAAAAAGTCCTTGACAATGGCTAAAAAATCAGTAAAACTATACACAGACAATGTACTTGATGCATTCTACGAAGCTGTACGTACTAACTCATTAGACCGCTTACATATCCCTCATAGTGATGTCTTCTACGTGCGTCAGGCAGTAGAGGCACACTACGGACGTTCATTTACATTGAAGCATGTAGAGAATGCCATGAGAGCAGAGGGGTGGAAAGAACCAAAGGAACAATGAGTTTTACAGCA